CCAGCACCAGCGCCGCCTCGCCGCGCTCCGCATTGGCTGGCCTCACGCCGTCACCACCGGGCCGGAGCTTTCCAGCGCCATCGTGTAGGTGCGTTCACCATTGAAATCCCCGGCATAGTCCAGCCGCGTGATCAAAAACCGACCCGTCACGGTCTCACCGCTCTCAAACGCCACCTGATAATCATCGATCGTGCCCGAAAGTGCATTGGCCTTCACCCGCGCCTCCGCGCCCGAGCCGGTAAACACCCCCGACCCACTCAGCGACACAGACCGCACGCCTGCCCCCGACAACAGCTCGCGCCATCCGCCAGAGCCCTGGTTCGTCACCACCACCGTCTCGGTATTCACCGTCATCTGCGTCGTCCGCAGCCCGGCCACGGTCGTAAACACCGTCGGCACCGCGCCATTGCCCACCTTCAGCAAAAAGGCACTGCCCTTTTCCATCGCCATATCCGCATCCTTTCAAAAACGCTCAGCCGCCCAACACTCGGCTTCGCAGCCGAAATTCCACCAGCCCCTCGGTCCAATCGCCGCTGTCCCGGATCACCAGCGCCCGCACCAGCCGGCTCGAAACCAGCACATGCCCGTCAACCGCCCCGGTCATCCCGGCAAGTGCGGCCTCCACTTCACCCATCAGCGGCTTCAACCGAGCACTCCCCGTGGCGGACCCCGCCCGCTCGTCCCATACCCGCACCTGCACCCGGTGCTCATGCCCGGTTTCGGTCTTGGTGCTCCAATCCGTCATCAGGTCCGGCCCGACGGTCAGATAGGGCGCAGCCGCGTCCACCGGCGGGCCGTCATAGACGCCGCTCACCCCCGCCACGCCCGCCAGCGCCGCCCGCATCAACCGCTGCATCGCCAGGCTCGCGCTCATTTCACATCCCCTCCGCCCATTGTCTCCGACGCAAGCCAAGCGGCCAGCATCGCCAGCCGCGGATCGGGTGCCCGGTCCCGGCGTCCACGCGCCCGGCTCGCCAGCCCCGCCGCCCGCAGCCACAGCCGCTCCCCATCCCGCCCCACCTCGATCTCGGGAAACTCCGCCACAACCGCGCCCTCCAACCTCGCCAGCCGCCGCGCCACCGCTGCTGCGCCGCGCCGTTCTGCCGCCCCGGCCAGCGCGTCCAAAACCCGGCTCGCCATCACCCGGCGCTCCGGCAGCGCAGCACAACCGTCTGATCCCGAACGGGATCACGCTCCACCGCCAGCACCGTCAGCCGCTCGCCGCGCCACCACAGCCGCGATGTCAGCCCCACATCAACCGGCCCGCGCAGCGTCACCCGCAGCCGCGCCACTTGCCGCCGCGCCTCGCCGCCAGGCTGCAGGTCAGCCGCCGTCAACCGCTCCGCCTCCACCGCCGCTGCCACGGTCGCACGCACCGCCCAATGCCCGGCCTCCAGCCCGGCCGCGTCGCGCGCCTCCACCCATTCCTCGATCGTCACCCGCTCGCGCAGCCGGCCCGCCAGTTCGCGCTCCTCACCCATCCGCCCATCCTTTTCAAAACCGGCGTTTTTCAGCCCAGCCGCATCCGTCGCCATGGTCGCCACATCGCCGCCACCGCCGCTGGCGGCGGTCCCGCGTCGGCCGCATCGCGGTGGCTGAACAGATGCACCACCAGCCGCACCAGCCCTTGCCTCAGCGGCTCGGGTATGCCGTTCCAATCGGTCGCCAGCCCCGCCTGATAGCGCACCACAGGTGCCCCCAGGCCCGGCGTCACCACGCGCACCCAGCCCTGCCCGGTGAGGTCGATATCCACGGCAAAGTCGCTCGCGGGCAGCAATGTTTCTCCGTCGCGCACCGATTCCACCGCCACCACGGGGAGCGCCGTCAGACGCTGCCAGCCCCCATCGGCGCTCAGGCGCTGCTCGGTCTCGCGGACCATCAGCCATTGGCCGATAAACGCCTCGCAAAGCCCCGCAGCCGTGCGGATAAGCCCGGCCAGCACCGCGTCCTCATCGTCGCGCTCCAGCCGCAGATAGGCCTTGCACTCCGCCAGGCTGATCGCCAGCCCGCCCTGGTCGATCGCCATCACCGTTCCTCCACCCGCACCACAAGCATCCGCTCGTCCTGCCCGCCGTCCGAGAATGTCACCGCATTGGTTATCCGATAGATATGTCCGGCCCGGCCGCCACTCAGCGTCACCAGCGTCCGTCCGCCTTCGATCCGGCCCGGACCAACCAGAACGCCGGCCACATCCTCCGGGCTCACGGACCAGTTCGATTCAACAATGCTCTGGTCCCCCAGATATCCCGCCGCCCAGTCGATCGCATAATCAAGCGATGCGCCCGGATCCTTCACAAAGACGCTCATCAGACCCTCCTCCTGTCGCCCGCTTCCCGGCCGGCACCGCGCCGCGATGCCGGCCGTCTTCATCGCTCGTCCGCATTGTCGTCAGCGATGGCGAAAGCTCATCAAAGAGGGTCGCCGATTTCCACATTCCAGCTGGCAATGTTCACCGTGCCGCCGCTCGGAAGCAGCTGTGCCGGGCAGGTCGTCACATAGAGCAGCCGCTCCGCCACGCCGTCGAGCAAGGCAATATGGTTCGCCGTTCCGGTCGCGCTCACCAACACGCCCAGCTTCGCAGCCACCGTCACCTTGCGCCCGGACACGTCGCCATTGCCGATGCTGAAATCCACCGGTGCCATCGCCGCCTCGGCCAGGGCGCCGCTGTTCGCGGCCGCATAGGTTGCCGGTTGTGCTGCCAAAGCCACCATCCGGTTCGCTGTCCGCACCACCTCAAGGCTGCCATCCAGAACAAAATCGCTTGCAAATTTCGCCATCATCGCTCTCCCATCATGCCAAAAAAATCACCCCAGCCGCGCAAAGGCCGTTCGCTCGTCCGGCCCTATGATCAGCCGCCGCGCTCCCACTCCCGCCACCGGCACACTCAACAGGGCAACGTCGCCGCCCAGGCCATGCACCGCACGGTCCGGCACCAGCACGGCGCCCCCCGGTTCCAGCGTCGGCGAGGACGTCAGCACCACATGGCCGGCCGCCAAAGGCGTCAGCGCCACACTCAGCAACAGGGCTGATGTCGAAGCCCTGCTCGCAAGCATCCCGCCCGCCGGCGCCAGGCTTGCCACCGCCATCAGCGCCGGCCCATCGGCAAAATGTCCATGGCGCGCATTCATCGGCATCAGCCCCGCGCCGGTCACCACCCCGGGTGCCGTAGAGTGCACAGCATGTCCGGTCGGATCCGGCACCAAAGCCAGCGCCGCCACCGCCTGCTCATAAGCCCCAGCAGCGCCGGACGTCATGCGCGCCACGCCCAGCAAATCCCGGTCGGTGTTGCTGTTCGTCACCCGCCCCAGCACCGGAGAGCCAGAGGCCGGACGATAATCACCGCCGCCCGTATTCGCGCCAAAGCCCGAACGGTCGTCTGTCACCAACGGGTCAAACGGCGCCGCCAGATTTTGCGATGAGCGCAGCCCGTAAAAACTTCGCGGGAAGGCAGACAGGGGAACAACCGCGCGCCCGCTGTCGAAATTGCCTTCGTGCATCACCCCATTGTCATCAGACCACCCGCCGATAAGCCACGGACGATAGCCGAAAACGCCGTCCAAGAACTTGTCGTGCTTGGTCGGGTTGCTGTCCCACAAATTATTGGCAATGCGGTTGCAGAACAGGTCGCTGTTGATCGAAGAACTGCCGCTGTTCGGGTCGTTATAAATGGCGTTTGTCCGCTCGCCGACGACGGTGTTGTTTTCAATGATGTTGTAATGAATCGAAACAGCGGCCCCTTCTCCAATCGCAAACATCGGTTGCGAGCCGGAGCGGTTGAACATCTCGAACACATTGCCGACAATGACCATGCGGCGAACGCTCGGATAGGTCGTGCCCGCCGTAGCCGTCGGCACCAGGGTCAGCAGCAGCGACCGGCTGCGATGCGCCCGGATGTCGTTATAGGCAATGATGTTGTCCTCGCAGCCTTCCAAATCCGTCTCGCGCGCGTAGTTGCCCACCGCGACGAGTGTGTTGGAGGTCAGGTCATCGTCGCGCCCGATCCACTTGCTCGTCAAAATGCAGGCGGCCCGCGCCGTGCGGCTGAACTCGCACTTGCGGATCAAGCCGAACTGCATGGTAGTGCTGCCCATGCCAACGCCAGAGCGCCACCAGCGCGTCCGCGCCGCGTCCACGGAAGCCTGCCCCAAAATCGGGGCCGCTGCGATAATCCCGCCGCTGCTGCCCTCAAAGCCCGCGCGGCCCCGCACAATCACATTGTCGAGAAGCACCAGAATGAAGTTCTGCGAAATTGCCGTGCTTGACCCGATTTCAATCGTGCAGCTTTCAAACTGCCCCAAAGTGGCAAAAAAGGTCGCGTTCGGCGAGACGGTTCGCACAATGCAGTTTTCACGCGGGTTCGGGTCGTCAGGGTCGCCGATAACTCTGACCGGGATTTCAACGGTATTGAGCGGGAAAGTGACCGCCGCGCCCGTCAATTCGTTGACGCCCGGTGCCAGAACAATCGTCGCGCCGTCGCAGGTGCGGGTGCCGCCGCTCCGCCCATTGGCAGCCGGAAGGGTCTTGTTCGCCAACTGGAGCGCCTGAAACGCCGTCCGCACCGTGCGGGGCTTGGACGCAGCCGCGACCGCTCTTGCCCCTGCCAGCGTCGTTTGCACCATCGCCGAAGATGCGGTTGTCGTGCCGTTGACGCTGTCGATCACAATCCATTGATTGCGGTAACGATTGCCCGTCGGGTCAAAGCCGACAATGTAAGGCCGCTCCGCCCCCACACCCCGGCCCGACAAGATGGTTGACATCGAGCGCGTGCCGGCCGGGTCCGTTGTCCGCATGGCCCCGAGCCAGGGATAAACCTCCGCGTCACAGCGCAGAAGCCCCGCCGTCAGCGCGGTTGCAGTCGTCGGGTCAACCTCCACCGTATAGCAGCGCAGATTGTCGCCATAGTCATTGTCGGTGCCCAGCGCCGTGGCCCACACCGTCTTCGTGTTGGTCCCGTCCGTCACCGTGAACTTGACGCCCGCCACCGGCTCGAAGCCAAGCGGATGATGCGACATGACCACCAGCGAAAGACGGAACGCGCCCTGAACCACCTGAAGACGCAGTCGCGCCCAACGCATGATCGGCACAGGGGCCACCAGCGTTGAATTATTGGTGACGCTGATCCCGGTCGCCGCATCCTCGCCCGTCCGCCACCCGGCCAGCACATCAAGCAGCAGGCTCGTGTCGGTCGCATAGACATGGTTCGAAAGGGCGATACGCACGCGCCGTTGCCCGCCGCCAATGTCCTCCTCGTCAAGCACGTCAACGGTGGGGTTCAGCGGATCGACCGGCAGCCGCAGCGCCCTTGTGGCCGGAATGGACCGCGCCAGCGTGCCCGATACCGCCTCGCCGCCCGACTTCACAAACCCGGGATGCGACGAGCGCAGCAGCACACGCGGCGAGGCGTCCGGGGCTAGCGCATAATCGCCAAAGCCCCCGGCACCGCCGCTCACCACCAGCTGCAAAACCCAGCCGTTGCTTTCCACTGCTGCCGAAACAATCGCCATGGGTCAGCCTTTTCAGATAATTGGGTCCCGCCCCGACGGCCACCAAAGCCGCAGGTCAGGACGGGACCCCTTCACACACCCACCTTCAGGGGGGCTCAAATGCTCAAAAGTCGATCAGACGCTGAAGCGCATCAGCTTGATCGCCCGGCTGTCGACCACAGCCCCGCCAATCCGACGCGTTGCATAAAAATGCACAAACGGCTTGCGGGTATAAGGATCGCGCAACACCAGAGTCTCCCGGCGCTGGGCAATCAGATAGCCGGCCCGGAAGTTGCCAAACGCGATCGACAGGCTGTCGGCAGCCACATCGGGCATCGCATCGGCCTCCACCACCGGATAGCCCAGCAGCGTCGCCGGCTGCTCTGCGCTCAGCGAAGGCTGCCAGATAAAGCCCCCGCTGCTGTCCTTCATCTTGCGAATGCGCGCCAGCGTCGAGGCGTTCATCACCCAGCTCGCCCCTTGGCGATATGGCGCCGCCAGCGCCTGCACCAGGTCGATCAGCCGGTCCTGCGGATTGCTGGCCGCAAAAGCGCCCGCCGCCCCCGAGGTCACAAACTGCAGCGTCCCAAAGGCCCGCACCGCATCCCCCGTCGCCGCATTGGGAGCCGCCAAAAACCCGCGCGGCTTGTTCACCCCGTCTCCGGACACAAAGGCCACACCCTCGGCGCGCGCAAACTCGCGGCCAATCTCCTCGCCCAGCCACGCTTCCACATCAAACATCGCGTCATCGAGCATCGCCTGGCTCGCCGCCGGATTGGCATAAAGCTCGCCCATCGGCGGTGCGATCTCGGCAAAGTCCGGCGTCTCCGTCTCAGGACGCACCGCCGTCTCGCTCACCCAGCCCGAAACAACGCCCGTCGTGGTAATCAGCTTGCGATAATTGGCCGAGCCGACATCCACGACCTGCGCAATGGCCCGGATCGGCGATGCCGCGTTCAGCACCCGGTCGATCACGGCGTCGATCTCCACCGGAACGGCCAGCCCGCCCTTGGCCGGCGTGCCGATGCTGGCGGCCTTCATCTCGGCCCCCGCATCGCCGCCCTTGCGCAGCCAGTCGCCGTCGCCAGCCGATTTCGCGCCCGATAGCGCCGGACGCTCCACAGCACGCGCCGAAACCACGCCCGACAAGCGGCTCACCTCGGCCCGCAGCGCCACAACCTCATCATGCGCCTCAACACGATCAAACACCGCTTCCAGCGGTTCAGCCTTCATCTCATAGTCCATCAGTCCGTCTCCTCTGCCACCATCGAAAGCCCCAAAACCCGAGCGAGTGGCTGCATCGGGAAGGTCACCAAAGAAACCTCGACAAGTTCAACCCGCTCCAGCGCCCGCACGCCGCGCAGCCGGTCCCGGCGGCTTGCCTTCACCCGGTATCCAAACGACAGGCCATCGATTGCGCCTGCCTTCAGCAACCGCACCACCTGCTCGCCGCGCCCGCTCGCCACCACCCGCGCCACCACGCGCAAGCCGCGCGCATCCTCCTTGGCACTCTCCACAAACCCCACAGGTTCGCGCACATCATGCTGCCAAAGCAGCGGTACCCGTCCCGGAAGCACCTCGGACAAAGCTCCCGAAAAAGCTCCCGGCATCACCACATCGCCGCCCGTGTCCGCCACGCCGAACACACTCGCATAGCCCGCCAGCCGCAGATCCTGCATCGCTCAAATCCTCCCGCGTTCGATCAGCCCCAGCTTGAACGCCAGCCCCAGCAGCAGCAGCGCCGCCATCATCCGCACCACCCAGCTCACCGCCGCATTCACCGCCGATTTCTTCGCATCCCGCCACCCCTGGATCAGCTGGCGAAGCTGCACGATGTCCGATCCCGCCGTCGCATCGCGCAGCCCCACCATCTCCAGCGCGCGGCTGGCGCCTACCTCGCTGGCTTCCTCCACAAGCGCGCGCAGCGTCACTCGCGCCGCACCCTCGGCCTCGGCCTGCGCCACCAGCCCCTCCAGCATCGCCGTCATCGCGCCGCCTCAAGCCCAAGCAGCGCCCGCTTCTCCGCATCGGTCAAAAACGCCGCGCCCGAAACCTGCGACCACAGCCGCTCCCGGTCCGCGGAAAGCGCCGGCACCGCATCCAGATCGACCCGCACCTCAAGCCCCGGCCACCAGTGTCGCAAATGCGCCGACAGCGCCTGCAAGATTCGCCCTGTCAGCGGCAACAGCGTCAGCCGCCACAGCGCCACATTCGCTTCCTTATAGTTGGAATAGGTCGCATCCCCCGCCAGCCCCAGCAGCAGCGGCGGCACCCCGAACGCCAGCGCAATCTCGCGCGCCGCCGCATCCTTGGCCTTGGCAAAGTCCATTTCCGCCGGCGTCAGGCTCATCGCCTGCCAGCTCAAGCCGCCCTCCAGAAGCATCGGCCGCCCGGCATTGCCAGCGCCCGAAAAACCCGCCTCCATCTCCGCCTTCAGCCGCTCAAACTGCTCAGCCGAAAGCGCCGACCCATCGCCAGGCTGGTACACCACCGCCCCCGAAGGCCGCGCCGCATTGTCGAGCAGCGCCCGGTTCCACTGCGAGGCGGCATTGTGCATCGTCACCGCCGCCTCCGCCGCCCCCAGGCACCCCAGGCCATAATGGTCATCGAGCGGATGAAAGCCCCGAATATGCAAAAGCCCGGCATCCTCGCCCCGGTTCTCCGGCGCATAGCGCGTCACCGTATCACCAGCCCGGTACAAATAGGCCTCAGGCCATCCTTTGGCATCAAGCGCCACCGTCACCCGCTCGGGCCGCAGCGCATAAAGGGCAGCCGGCAGCCCGTCCGCTCCGCACGCCACCTCCACATAGGCATTGCCGTGCAGCAAAAGCTGTGCGGTCAGCGTCTCCATCAGCCCCGGCCCCGAAGCCCCGCAGCCACAGCTCTGCAGCAGCGCCAGCGCCGGATGCCCAGCCGGATTCGAAACCAGCGGCGCCCCGCCCGCCCCTTCGCTCAACAGCCGCACCGCCCGCGCCGCCACCGGATTCTTCAGATAAGACGCACGCACCTGTGCCTCATAGCTTCTCGGTGCGCCGTCTCCGCGCCCCATGTCGGCCCCGGACCAGGGGTGCGCCCAGCTCGGCGCATACCCCGCCATCTTCGCCGCCACGCCGTCCGTCGCGCGTGCCTTGGTCCGCCAGAATGCCAAATTCATCGGCCCCTCCATCTTGTCAGCCCGCCGCCACGGCAGGCAAGAATTTTCAGATCCCGCGCACCGATGGCGCACCCGCCCTTGGTCCCAGCATCAACGCGCTCAGCGCCCACACCAGCGCATCGGCACGGTCGGGAGACTGTCCCGGCCCGGCATAAACCCCATTCGCCAGCAGCCCGCACAGCTGGTCCTCCAGCGCCGGAAACGAACCATAATGGAACACCTTGCCCTGCCCATACAGGCTCGCCACAGGCTCGGCGCGCGCCACCTTGCCGCGCGCCGCACGCACCGCTGTCAGCGGCAGATGGGCATCCACCGCCCGCAATTGCGCCACCACCATGTCGCCACCATTGTTCACCTCGGCAATCACCCTGTCGGCGCGCCACCGGTCCGCCGCAGACACCACGGCGCGCGCCCAGCTCTCCGGCCGCGCGCCCTGCACCGA